TTCGACCGACTCGGCCACATCGGCCAGGCCGGCCTTGTCGAGAGCGCGGATAACGTCACGCAGCTGGTTGCGCAGCTTGGCCAGCTGATCATTTGCGGCGACGCTGCGCAACAGCGCATCGCTGCGGGCGACCTCCAGCCCGACAATGCGAGCGTCTGTCGCATCCTCTGCCGCGGTGAGCTCCGCAATATCGGCATCCATTGCCGATAGCAGGGCGTCGAACGCAGCGCGCGGCACAGTGTCGCCGCCCATTGCGTAGATGGTGGTTTCCACCTCGCTAACGGTCATGCCTGCATAATTCATGGTCTCTGTCTCCTGTTTTGTGGTGGTGGTGGTGATGTCAGGCTTGTGGTGTCAGTCGGACATCTGCGCGGGGTGCGTCCCGCAGTGGTAGTCATATCCGCTACCGGGGTTGCTGCCGCCGATGGCGGCATAGGCCCTATCGAGGGCCGCCTCGACCTCCGACCAGCTCCACTCGCGCGCACAGGCGCGCAGCCCGGCCAACTCGGCGCTGGCCACGTCGAGCTGGTCCTGGGTGGCCAGCCCGCCGACTGCGGCCCACTGTGGGCGGACATCGGTGGAGAGCACCACCCGCCCGTCGATCAGCAGAGCCGGGGCGGCGTCGATGATAGCGGCAATGATCGTGTCGTGCGATGCGGTCATGGTCTGGTCTCCTGTTCCTGCCCCGGCGCGGTGCCGGGCATGGGTATATAGTGACCCCATCCGTTGCAGATTGCAACAATTATAATAGACCACAAATCAATAACTTACGATCGCAGGCAAAAAATTCGGTCTGGACAGCCGCAAAAAATGCCAGCCGCCGGGCTACTCTAGCCTGCCCGACCACCGGAGATATAGACCATGCCCGACCCACGCACGCGGGCCACCGCGCCTGCCGGCACGCCATTTGCGGCCTGCCTCATCGGCAGCCGCACAGACACCAGCCCGCAACCCGTCATTGGCCCATTCGCCGAGTTCGCCGACCATCTCGCCACCACCACACGTCTGGTAGCCCTCACCGTCGAGGAGTACCACGCACTGCCAGCCGATGCGCGCGCCAGCGTCAAGGACGGTCCCGCATATATATGCGCGACCTTCGCGCGCCCCGGCACGCGTCGTGCAGATGACGTCGTCGCCGCTACTGCGCTGGTACTCGACATCGACACGGGCAACCTGTCGGCCGATGACGTCTCACGCAGGCTCGGCGATCTGCGGTACGTCATGTACGAGACGCTGTCATCACGCGCAGGCAACCGCAAATGGCGCGCGGTCATTCCCTACGCCGCGCCAGTCGATGCCGCGCGCCACATCGCCGCGTTCGAACAAATGCAAAAGGTTTTCGACGGCCTGCTCGATGCGCGCGGACGTGTGCCCTCGCAGCTGTGGTATGGCGTGCAGCGCATCAAGGGGCAACGCGGGCATTTCGCGGCGAACCTCGACGGCGCCACGCTCGATGCACACAAACTCACACCAACGCCAGCGCATCGTGCGGCCGGCTATGTCGGCGACGTAGACGCGCCAGCGATCGAGGGTGACCGAAACAACCGCCTCAATGCATACGCATTCCGCGAAGCGTTCCGCGCATCCAGCGAGGATGATCTGCTCGCAATCGTGCGCGCGAAAAACGCAGAATACTCGCCACCGCTGCCCGCGCGCGAGGTGACGTACATCGCAAAGCGATGCTGGCGGCAGGTCACCACGGAGCCGCAATTGATTGCGCAACGTGACCGCATGCGCGGCCAGGTGTTGGGCGGTGTGGGCGCGCCGAGCGTCGCGGACGGTTGGACATTCGGCAACTACCAGCAGGCGCTATCCGAGCCACCGCCCGTGTGGCTTATCGGTGACCTCATCGCACGCCGGCAGGTGAGCGTGCTCTACGGACCGCCGAATGCCGGCAAGTCCGCGCTCGCGCTGATGATCGGCGCAGCGATCGCCAGTGGCACGCCCCGAGGGCTCGGTGACCTCGCGCCGTGGGTCGATTATGTCGGCGTGCTCTATTTCGCCATGGAAGGCGCGCTCGGGCCACGCCTGCGCGCGCTGCGCGCGGAGCACATGCTGCCAGATGGGCCGCATCCTCTGCACATTGAGCGGGCCATCACGCTGCCCGATGACATAGAGAAGCTTGACCAGTTGCTGGGATTGGCGCGCTCACAGTGCCCATCGCTCGGGCTTGTCATCATCGACACACTGGCACGCGCCACGCCAGCGGTGGATGAGAACACCGCCGAGCTCGGCGCGGTGGCCGCGCGTCTTGGTGCGCTCGCCATCGCGCACGACTGCCATGTCATGCTGATACATCACACGGGCAAGGACGCCGCACGCGGCGCGCGTGGGCATTCGTCACTGAAAGCTGCCGTCGATACCGAGATGGAAGTGCAGGTAGAGGTGACAGAGTCCGGGCAGGTCACGCGCCGACAGATGTGGGTGACGAAGCAGCGCGACGGACTCGCCCAATGGGGGCGCGAGCTCGTGCTGGGGCCCGTCGATCTCGGCGCGCATCCGGCTAACCCGGGGGCACATCTGACCAGTGTGGTGGCCGTGCTCCGTCCCGGTGAGGCCGCGCGCGCGCCCAAGGCAATCAGGGGCAAACTCACTGACGGATCAGACGCGGCGATCATCTGGCCGGATGTTGTACGAGGCATCGCGGCGGGCAAGGTTGTCTGGAGCGCGCAGGAATTGTGGGATGTGGTGGAGCGGTACAGGGGGCAGGATCCCAACCACGAACAGCGCAGGCGGACTGAGCGGCTTATCGGCCAGTTGGCGCGCAAGCGCGGCGGGCGTTGGGCGGCGCACGGGACAGACTTCTGGACCGGCCAGATGGTGTTTGAGCGGTCAGACAAAAATGCAGACTAAAAACTGTCTGGTTTGGGGAAATTGTCTGTTTTGGGGCCTATACCGCCCAGACAGACAATTTTCCACTAGGAAATTGTCTGTCTGTCTGGCGGGAAACAGTCGAAAAGTCTGGCTGGGAAATTGACTGCCCCCGCTGGCAACGGTGTGCGCCAGCGCTGGCGTGCAACGCCGCGCGCGTGGTATATGCGCACGCATGGCCAAACTAACCGCATCGGACCGCGATTTTCTGCGCAGATTGATTGACACGTTCGGCCCGCGGCTGGAGGGCTGGCTGGTGCGCGTGGCGGATGGCGACCCGCCGGTGATTGATCATGCAACAGGTGAGGTGGTGTGTAAGGGCGCACCGCCAGATCCTGGCCGAGCGTTGCAAATTTACGCGCAGATGCTGGAGTTCGTGCGCCCGCGTCTCAGTCGCGCAGAGGTGCAGGTTGAGGACGTCAGGCCGTCGCGCGCCGACCTGTTGGCGCAGGCCCGCGCACTGGGCGTCGATGAGCGCCTTCTGTTCCTCCCGCACGGCACGGTGGCGGCGCCAGAGCCAGCAGGATCGCCAACAGGCGACGATCATGGCTCGACCCATTGACGACACGCGGCTAGCCGAAATCGTCGCGCTACGGCAGGCTGGTGCAGAGTACCGTGCAACGCATCGCCGTGAGTTCACTCCCAACTGGTACGGATGGCAACGTGAGTTTTTCGGTGCAACACGCCACGCGCGGCAGGCGATGCTGCTCGCTGCAAATCGCATCGGCAAAACCTTCTGCGGTGGCTATGCGATGGCGTGCGATCTGACGGGCGACTACCCGGAGGACTGGCCTGGCGAGCGGATCGAGCACGTCATCACGGCGTGGGCGTACGGCGTGGACGCACAGCAGGCACGCGACGTCATTCAGCGCGAACTGCTCGGCGAGGAGGGCGAGGACGGCATCTGGCGCGGCGGCTGGATCCACCACGAGGAGATTCTCGGCGTGACGCGTTCGCAGCTTGTGGGCGCGGTCAATAGCGTGCGCGTCAAGCACAAGCTGGGCGGCGTGAGCATGTTGCATCTGAAGGCCTACTCGCAGACGCGCACGGGTACCGGCACGCTGCCGCACGCGGGCAGTAGCGTGGATGTGATGTGGGTTGACGAGCAACCGCCGGATGAAGTGATCGGCCAGATGCTGACGCGACTCACCACTGGACGGCACAATCAGGGCGGGTTCATTCGCTACACGATGACACCAGAACTCGGCATGACGAACCTCGTGGCGCAGTTCATGGAGCCCTCCGCGCACCAGTGTCTGATTGGCCCGATCGACTGGCTGCAGGCCCCGCATATCAGCGCCAGTGTGCGCGAGGAACTGCTCGCCACATACCCGGCCCACGAACGCGACATGCGCACGAAGGGCATCCCGTTGTTCGGTAGTGGCCGCATCTTCGTGTTCGATGAGGACGCGGTGCGCATCGCGCCGTTCGATACGTCGCAGCGTCCGTGGTTGCGCGGCATTCGCGCAATGGACATCGGCATTGACCATCCCACGGCGATTGTGTGGCTGTTGCACGATCCGGAGTCCGACATCATCTACCTGTCCCGCACGTATCGCAGCAGCGATGCCGCAGCCGCCGTGCATGCGAGTGTCGCCAACAGCATGTGGCCGCACGTGCCGCTGGTGGTCCCGCCGGACATCGACAAGCGCGATCCTGGCAGTGGCGACACTGTGCGCGACTACTACACGCGTTCTGGTGTGACGACCACGCTGGCGTTCAAGAATCCGGACGGTAGCAACCACGTAGAGCCTGGCATTTTCGCGCTATCGCAGGACATCATCGAGGGGCGCTTTCGCGTCTTCGCAGGGCAAGCCGAGCACTTCATCGAGGAGGCTCGCACGTATCACCGCGATGAGCGCGGCAAGATCGTCAAGGTGCGCGATGACGTGATAGACGCGGTGCGCTACGGCGCGCAGATGGTGCGCCAGCACGGCGCCCCAATCGGTGCAGTGAACCACGGTCCGCTGTACATTGACCGCGGTCTTCGCTCGGGCAACGATGCGCGCATTAACAGGGCTGGGAGGGTGGCATATGGCGGACATGGACACTACGGGCGCGGCTGAGCAGTCCGTCAACTACAGCGACGGCGAACTGGTCGCGCTGGTCGGCAAGTGCTGGGACACTGGCACGGATGCGCGCGCCAGCGCACTGGCCAACGAGTCGTTTTATTTCGGCGAGCGCCCGAAAGCCGCCGACACGAACACGAGCGACTACGTATCCATGGCCGTGTTTGACGGCGTGGAGGATTTGAAGGCGAAGATGCTGCGCACGTTCTGCAGCAACCGTGACGTGGTGCGGTTCAACCCCGATGGCGAAGGCACGCCGGAAATGGCGCAGGTCAAAACCAAAGCCGTGCAGCGCATCTTTCACCACGACAACAACGGCTACAAAATTCTGCACGATGCGATCCATGACGCCTTCGTTTCGCGTCTGTGCGCGGTGCGCGTGGGCTATCGCGAGCGCAAGGTAAGCGTGCCGCGCGAGTTCTCCGGGCTCACGCGCGAGCAGATCGATGCGGCGGCCGCGCGTGAGGACGTGGTCCGCATCGACATCGAGACCGAGCAGGCCGCACCGATGGTTCCTACACCGCTCGGCCCCGCCCCGCTCGGTGGCAACGTCTACTCCGGCACCATCACTGTGCGGGAGGACCGCTCGAAGGTCGTCATCGAGGTGCTCGACCCGCTCGACGTGCGTTTTTCCAGCGGTACGGTTGACATCAGCAACCCCGAGCGCATCCCGATGGTAGTGACCTCCACGCGGGTGCCACGCTACCAGCTGTTGCAGGACGGCTTCGACCCGCAGGTCGTGGACGCACTGCCACCGGCTGGCCCGGTCGACCATGTGCGGCGCGATCCGCTCGACATGGGCGTGGGTGCGGCGAGCACGATGGACATGGTCGAGGTGCGCGAAGCCTACGCCTGGCTCGACTATCAGGGCACGGAGCCCGAGCTGTGGCAAATCATCGTCTCTGGCGCCCATCTGCTGGCCCCGCCCGAGCGCCTTGCCCGCTCCTGCCTGCGCTTCTGGACGCCACACATGATCCCGCACAGGGCGATTGGCATCGCCCCGGCCGATGTGTTGATCGACGGGCAGGTGGGCGAGTCGAACACGATCCGCGGCTGGATCGACAACGTGCAGCGCGTGAACACCGGCGTGCGCACGGCGAACCTGTCGCTGATCCGCAATCCCTCCGACCTGATCGAGAACCCGATTGGCGGGATCATCGACACATCGGACCCGGTCGGCGCCATCAGCGTGGCCGCACAGCCGGCGCTCTCACCGGCCACCGGTGCGTTGCTTGAGATATTCCAGACCGAGCGCGAGCAGCGCACGGGCTCCTCGCGCCTCTCGCGCGGCCTGCAGACGCAGGACGTGCTGACGCACCAGAACTCCGCCGACATGATCAACCAGCTGATCGACGTGAGTTCCGACCGGCCGATGATGCTTGCCCGTTCATTCGCTGAGCTGTTCCTGAAGCCGCTACTGAACGACGTGTGGGCGATTGCGGTGGAGGAGGACGTGAGCCTCACCATCGAGGTGAACGGCAGGCTGACACCGGTGCGCGTTGCACAGCTGCCGCCATCGGAGGGGCTGTCCGTGGACGTGGCCCTCACGCCCGATCAGGGCGACACCGAGGCCCGACGCGTGTTGACTGTCCACACCATGCTGGCGCAGGACCCGCAGATGGCTCCGCTCTATGGCATCAACGAGCGCTATCGCGTTTATGCGCATATCTGCGGCCTGCTCGGCATGCCGGTTTGGGTGAAGAACCCAGCCGATCCGCAGGTGCAGCAGCAGATGCAACAAGCCCAGCAGAAGCAGGCCGCGATGGAGCAGCTGCAGATGCAGATTGCGCAGAAACAGCTGGAGCTGCGCGAGCGCGAGGTGCGGGTGCGGGAGGCTGGTGTGCAGATCAAGGCCGTTGACGACCAGCGCAAGCACGCGGGCGCCGCCGACAAACTCAACCTCGATGCGACCAAGAGCGCGGCCAAGCAGAACCTCGACGCGCAGGAGTTCGCCTGGCGTCGCAAGCTCGATGTGGCCGAGTACGCGCTGGAGGACAAGCAGGACCGCCCGGTGGCGCTCGGCAACGGGTATAAGGGCGGTTGAAGGAGGCTCGACATGAAACGCAATGGAGACCGACGCATGAACAGGCAGACCGAGGTGGTGCGCGATGGCGCAGACAGCGCGAAGGACGCGCAGGGCGCGGAGGCCGCACCGATCGAGAACGGCATCCCCGAGGCGATCCGCGAGCAGATGGAGCGCAAGCTCCAGCAAAAACAGCTCGATCGCTGGCGGTTCGAGAAGCGCCGGGAGGTACTCAATGCCCGCGATCATTGACCCGCTCGCCGCGTTCCTGCGCCGGCGCATTTTCGGCACGAAGCCGCGCGCTGATGCACCGCGCATCGAGGAGGCGGCCATCCTGCGCCGTGCCGAGCGCGCGCGCGAGTTGCTGCGCTCGGAGGTGTTCATCGAAGCCTACCAGGACGAACTGGACAGCATCGTGGACGGCATCCTCACGAGCAACACCGACACCGTGGACGGGCGCAGGCAGGCATTGGCCAGCGTGGTCCGTGCGCGGGAGTTGCAAAACATCGTCGCCCAGCTGAACGGCTACGTGAATCAGGCGGCGGTCATCGAGGCCCGGCGTATCCGGGATTTGACGTAACAACAGGAGTCGTGTAATGAATACCACCACCGGACAAGTCCAAGCGCAGAGCGCGCAGACCTCTGTCGGCACCACCCAGCAACCGACCGGCCCGGTCTCCGTCTCAGAAGCAGCGGCGATTCTGGCCAGACACCGTCAGCAGGCCGTCGAGGCGCGCGCCGCTGAGCAGGTGCAGGACGAGGGCGCTGTCGAGGGTCTGGTACCCGATGAGATCGGGGACGGCGACGGGCAGATGGTCGAGGACCAGTCTGCACAGGACACTGGCGATGGCGAGGCCATCGGCGAGGACGCAGGCGACGGCGAGGCCGCCCCCTCCGTATTCTCGATTGACGGTGAGGAGTTCACCGAAGACCAGATCCGCGAGTGGCGCGACGCCGGTCTGCGAACCGCAGACTACCAGCGCAAGACCCAGGTGCTGTCGGACAAGGAGCGTGTCGTTGACGCACTCTCCGAGGACATCAACAGGCACAGCCACGCCCTGCGCAGGGTGATCGAGGCACAGCTTGGCGGACTCCTCGGCGAGGTGCAGAAGTTCAACTCGGTCGATTGGGGGAAGCTCGCCTCCACCGACGTGGACGAGTTCAACCGTCAGAAGGCGCGCTACGAGGTGGCGAAGGGGAGCGCCGCGCAGGGCCAGCAGGCCTACGTGGGGTTCCTGCAGGAGTACGACGCGTTGACGCGACGGGCACTGGAGGCGAAGGCGCAGGCCGCGCTCCCGGTGCTCAAGACACGGATCAAAGGCTGGTCCAACGGTCTCTACGCTGAACTGTCGAAGTTCACACACGAGGTCGGGGCGCCGGAGGAGGTGGTCGCGAAGGTGACGGATCCGTGGTTCTGGGAGATCGTCAACGATGCGTACGCATACCGCAAGGGCCAGAAGGCTGCGACGGCGGGCAAGAAGGTCACGGTATCTTCCCCGAAGCGCAGCATTCCGGCAGGACCGAGGGTCACCAGCGGTGAGCGCCAGAGGATCGACGAGCAACGGCTGCGCGATAGCGCGGCCAAGGGATCGCCCCGCGATCAGATGGGTGCCGCTGTGGCACTCATGCAGGCGAGGCGGACAGCACAACAGCCGGCAGTGCGCAGGCGCTGACGGTGGAATGAGGATCAACTGACATGGCACGTACAATCATTGCAAGCAGCCCGGGCGCCACGCTCACGGCGCGGTCGAACACTCCGGTCAACACCGAGGGCGTCGTCGAGTCCGTCGAGGACGTGGTGAGCCTCATCAGTCCCTACGAGACCCCCTTCTACTCCATGATGCGCAAGGTGCCGGCAAACGACGTCGTGCACTACTGGCAGGCGGATGATCTCGCCGCGGCGTCGCGCACCAACGCCAAGCCGTATGGCTACGAGCCGGCCGCCGCCAACGGCGCGGACTTCGACTCCAGCACGCCGGCGATGCTGCAGAACTGGACCCAGCTGCAGACCAAGACGGCGCGGGTGTCGGGCTCCATGCGCGGGGTGCGCACCTACGGGCGCGGGGATGAGCTGGACTACCAGATCATGAAGCGCGGCCGTGAGTTGCGCCGGGACGCCGAGGCGACGTTCCTTGCCGACCGCAACGGCGGCGCCGGTACGAGCACCGCCCCGGGTGCGGGCTTCCCGTTCGCCCCCGGTGGCACGGCGCCGCTGATGACGTCGGCGTCCTACTTGATCCGGTCGACGTGCCACAACTACGGCGCCACGGGCAACGTGACGGGCACCGCCGGTTCGGCAGTGGCACCAATCACGGTGACGAATGGCACCAATCGGGCGCTTACCGAGACGATCCTGCTGGCCGCACAGAAGGCAGCCTATGACCAGGGCGGGCAGCCGAACACGATCCTGTGTTCGCCCTACCACTCGCAGGTCATCGCCAACTTCGCCTACGTGGACCCGTCCTCGGCGAGCGCGAGTGCTGCGCGCGTGCGCGAGATCATGGACAACGGCGCAGGCAAGCAGGAGCTGGTGAACGTCGTCGACATTTACCGCTCGCCCTACGGCACGATGGCGGTCCTGCAGGACCGGTTCATCTACGGTACCGGTGGCGGTGCGGAGGACAATGAGGGCATCGTGCTCCTGCTCGAAGTCGACCGCTGGCACGTGGCGCAGCTGCGCGAGATGCAGACCGAGCCGCTGGCCAAGACCGGTGACAACACCTCCGCTCTGGTGCTGGTCGAGCACACGCTGGTCCATGAGCACACGGGCTCATCCGCGTGCATTCGCGACCTCCTCACGGCCTGATGACGGCAGCCCCCGGGGAGTTACCCCCGGGGGCGTTCTTCCGCACCACGGAGGCGACATGGGCGACGTTGACTTTCAGGCGCATATCGACACCGACACGCCCGGCAAGGTCCGCTACCAGGTCACCCACGCGCAGGACGTAGCACCGTACCTGCGCAAGGCCGAACTGCAGCGACAGGCCGAGGAGGCATTCACGACGCGGCGCAACGAGGTGCGCCCGAATGCGAGCATCCCGCTAGTCGTGGCAATGGAAATCCGCCAGAAGTATGGGATCGATGTGTGGAACATCACCGATGAGAACGAGGAGCGGTTCTGGCAGATCATGCAGACCGAGTACCCGAAGTTCCTCACCACCAACCAGAAGGTTTACCGCAGGACATAGTCGATGGCATCACCCATAACGGACACGGCATCCCTTCGCGCAGCGGTCCGTTCATGGATCAACCGCACGCCCGCGCCGACGGATGCGGAGATCGATCAGGCGATCCTGCAGGCCGAGACGCTGCTCAACGAGACCCTGCGCAGCCGGCATAACCGCACCTCGACGACGTTCAACATCGGCTACAACAACGTCTTCGGGCTGACGATCCCGAACGACTACCTCGAACTGCTGGACGCGACCGTCGACGGTACGTGGCGGCTCGACGACACGAACACGCTGGTCGAGGAAGGAACTCCAGGCCCATCCCTCCAGCCGGTGCCCTACCGCACGTTCGTCAACCTGTTCCCGGCGCCCGGCTACCGGTCCGGCGCCCCGTTCTACTACACCGAGCTTCCCGACGGTGCGGCATGGCAGTTCTCTCCGTCCGCCAAAGGCTACCGGGTGCGGATGTGGTACTACGCCCGACTCGCCAGCCTGCTCGACAACACGGTGAACCGGCTCCTGACGGCAGAGCCATCGGCCTACCTGTCAGGCGTCATGAGTTACCTTGAGACGTTTTACCGCATCCCGCAGGAGCGCCGCGGCCCGTGGGGGCAGATGTTCTCAGGGGTCGTCAATTCGCTGAACGAGAGCATGCGCAAGTCGCTGCTCTCGGGCGGCTCGATGCGCGCGAGGAATCCGTATGGGAATTGGTAGCCTCGACCCGAACGTCCCCGCCGGGACCGCGAAGGCCTCGGGCGGCGCGGCTGAATTGCGCGCGATCAAGGCCGAAGTCAAGGCGAGCTTCCCGCAACTGACCGCGGGCAGCGACATCGTCACGCGCACGGCGGCGCAGATCAACAACGCGCCTGACAAGACGGCGGCCGAGACGATCAGCGGGAACTGGAACCATACCGGGACGCTGAAAGTCGGCGGCGTTGACGTGTCCACGCAGACAGTCGTTCCAGCGGCCTACGAGCCTGCCATCAGCCCGAAGTTGAGTGCGTTCAACCGGGACTTCGCCGGCAGTGGCAGCGCGACGACTGTCGCGCGAAGTGACCACGCGCACTCTACGCTGTTTACCCCTGAGTATGGGACCGCCTACGGTATGGGCGGTAGTCTCTCTAATTCGTCCGGCGGTTACTTGGCGCTGAATGTCCAGTGTGTGTCGAGAACGGCGGCGGTATTCAACACCAACGTAACAAACAATCCAGATTCTGTACTTGGGCTGGGTGTGCAAAGCTCAACGACGTACTGGTGTTCGTGGACATTTAGCGGGTACCTCAACACGGCAGACAATCTGCAGTTTGCTATCGGCTCCGAGACTTCACCACCGTCTTCAGGGTACACGCCGTTCTCTTACGGTTATACATCGGCTCTTATCGGGACAACGTCTACGCGCACATATGGTTCCGGGGTGATCCGTACCGCGGCTGGCGTGAATAAGGTTAGGCTCGTGGTCTTGCTACCCAATGGGCGGACGCTTACTGTGGATGATGCGACCATATCATTGTTCAGGATCGCCTGACGCCCATGCTCGTCCCGATCCGCAACTTCGGAGGCGCTGGCGTCACGTCGCCGAACGACGCACCACCAGAGGACGCGCCGCTCAACGGCTTCACGTCGAGCGGAAGCGTCACGTTCCGTGGGCGCGCGACAACCAAGCGCGCGGGGTTCGTCCCGGTTGTCCTGCTGTGGCCAGATACCATGCAGTGGTTTCAGGCGTGGGACGGTGGTAGCGGGCTTCAGTCGGTTGCGTTCTGTGCGGACGATACGATCTACACGACGACCGACGCCATCCACATCAACACGGTGACCATCACCGCGCCCGCACTCACCACGGCCGCCGGGTGGCAGTCCGACGTGTTCGGCAAGTTCTGCGTCCTGAACAACCGGGCGCAGACGCCGAAGTATTCATCCGCGTACAACTCGGGGACCGATACGTGGACATTCGCCGACCTGCCGGGCTACCGTGGGGTAAGCGCCGGTGTCTCGCCCTACACGCCCTGCACCAGCGTTCGGGAGTTCAGCAACCATCTGGTCGCACTCGGCGTCACCGGTAATCCGTTCACCGTCTACATCAGTGACCAAGGGTCGCCCGAGGCGATCCCCACCAGCTGGGACTTCTCCGACCCGACGAAGCTGGCCCGGCGGTTTCCACTTAATTCCCGCGACGGGCCGATCATCGACGGCGGGCGCCTTGGCGACCGCTTCATCGTTTACCAGCGCCGGGCGGCCGTGGCGCTTGAGTACGTGGGCGGCTCCTTCGTCATGGCAGCGCGCAGGCTACCCATCGCCATAGGGCTCGCGAACCCAGACGCGTGGGGGGAGTTCGAGGGCAAGCACATCGTCGTTACCGAGGACAGTATCGTCATCCATGACGGCTCCTCCGTACTCAACCCGGACATGAACCGCGTGCGCACGCAGTTCTTCTCCGAGCTATCCGACCGCGCGCTAGTCAAGGTCGCCATCGACATCACCCATCAGGAGGCGGTCATCTACTACCCGACGACGGGGGCAATCGGTGGATCGTGCAACAGGTCACTGACATACAGCTGGGCCGCCAATACGTGGTCGTTCGGCAACCTCGGCTGCGCCATCAACAGGATCGCGCGCGCGGAGTTGCCTGCCACAGACACGGTGTGGGACGCCATCGACACGCCGTGGGATGCGCTCCCCGGGGCGTGGCTTGACTTCGACGCGAAGCCGAATGTCTCGAAAATGTACCAGCTGCGACCGTGGACGCTGGACGAGTACGGCACCGGCTACTACTGGTACCGTGGACCACCGACGTACCTGCTCGATAACACGAACGCCATCATTTTCGACGACAATGACCTCCCGCTGCTGGTGGACATCGCTACTGACGTGTACGCGTACCCGACGTATGCGCAGCGCGACTACGCCGACCTCGACGAGGTGACGGGCGACACCTCGCACAACAAGATCATCGGCAGCGTGTTCCTGCAGGTGCGTGGCGCGGGCGTGTTCGATGTGCAGTTTGGTGTTTCGGCGACATCCCGCGGCGTGGTGCAGTGGGCGGACCCGGTGGGTATTGACCTTGGCTCTGACACTACCACCGCCAAGGTGGACTTCAACCTGTGCGGTCGGTATGTGCACTGGAAGCTTGGCGCATGGAACCGGGCGCAGAACGACGGCTGGTTCGAGTTGGTTGGGGCGGACATCGAGGTGTCACTCGAAGGGGTGCGCGGGTGAAGGCGTACACACCAGCACACCAGCAGATCGGCGACCTTGCCGCGCTTCGCCAGTTCGTCAATGGTGAGCTACATCGCATCGCACAGGTGCTCGCGCAGGACGAGGCGCCGGTCGGCGAGACGCTGCCGACAACCGGCGCCACGGGACTGCTCATCGCCGTCAATCGTGCCGGGACGGTCACCCTGTCCCGCGTGAGTTATGGGGCCGCAGACAGTGCAGGCGTCGGCTACCGCGCCCTGCGCGTGGAGAACTGAGTATGGGACTGTTCGATTCAACCACCACCACGTCCGGGTCGCCGTGGAGCCCGCTGACCACCCCGACGATGACCGGCGTCAATCAGGCCCTCGCGCTCCTGAACCGCGGCCCTTACGGTGGGCTGTACACCGCCCCCACGGACCCGTTCCAGACGGGCGCGATTGCGGCCGGTGCGAACGCCGCGGGGGGCGCCGACGCGCTCTCGCAGGCGTTCCAGAACGCGGGCAGCGCCCTGCTGCCAGGCATCGGCTCGGCGTTCAACTACTACAACAGCGCGCTGGGCGGTGGCTCATCGAATCCGTGGCTGACGAACACGCAGGACTACCTGGGGCTTGCCGGGCAGGTGGCGAACAACCCCTACACACAGGGGATGGTGCAGGCGGCGATGCGCGATCCGTTCCGGCAGCTGGTCGAGCAGACCATGCCCGGCATCCGCATGGGGGCGAACGCGGCCGGGCAGGCCGGTGGCTCGCAGGAGGCCGTCATGGCCGCCATCGCCGACCGCGGCTATCAGGACCGCCTCGCCGATACCACGTCCAGCATCATGGGCAACTTCTACGGGCAGGGTCTCGGAATCGCCGACACGGCGGCGAACTTCGACGCCGGGCAGCGCGCCGGGGCGGCAGGTTCCCTCATGAATGCCGGCCTTGGCGGTCTCGGCCTGCTCAATCAGGGCTACGGCATCGGCCAGCAGGGGGCGACGGATCTGTTCAACTGGGGCACGCAGAACCAGAACCTGCAGAACCAGCAGCTGCAGGCGGCGATGCAACAGTTTTACGCGCCATGGGACGTGCTCAAGAGTTATGGCAGCTACGTGAACCCGCTCGCCGGGAGCCTGCGCACCACGACCGAATCTCAGAACGGGCTGAACGCGTTCCTGCTGTCCGGTCTTGGCCCAGTCCTCGGCAGTGCAGGCGGTGCGATCGGCGGGAAGATCGAGGACATCATCAAGAACGGCGCACTGGGCGGCATCGGGAATGCCATCGGCGGGGCCATTGGCGACCTCGGCAGCGGGGCGTGGAACTGGCTGAAGGGCATCTTCGGGGGCTGATGTGGCGCCGCGCAACTTCATCCCGCTGGCAAGTCCGACATGGTGGCGTGGCCTCGACCCCATCGACGTCCCGGTGGTGGGCGACCGTCCGCCCGGTGCAGGCATTCTGGGGCTTGGCGTCGGCGGTGTCGGCGGTGTCGGCGGCGCCACCGGTGGCCCGCTCTCCGGGATCACGCAGGGCATCCTGAACGGGTTGTTCGGGCGCAAGCCAATCAACGAGCCGATGGAGAGCCTGTGGGGGGATGCCGAGCGCAAACAGCTTGAAAGCGACATCCAGCAGCAGGCAAACGACTGGCTGAATGAGTACGGGAAGAACATGCCAGTTCCGGACCTGCCGATCAGCCCGGTGGACGTGGACCTCGGCGCGCTGCTCGGGCAGCAGAGCTGGGCGGACTTCCTCACAGGCAACCTCACCACGCCGTCTGCGTACTCCCCAACGGACGTGTTGCCGTGGACCGGGCTGCCCAAGCAGGGCGTTCCGATGGACGTGGCACTCGGCGGCGTGCCGACGGACACGGCGGGGCTGGACCGACTGCTTCAGGCGCTCAATCCGAACTACACGCAGGCGCTCGGCGACCAGCTCGCCGCATCGCGCCCGTGGTCGGGGATCACGGATGCAGACGTCGCCTCGTGGGGGACGGACTCCGCCAACAAACTGCTGGACGACTACGCGAAGAACGCGCAGGTGCCGAGCCTCGATGGCCTGCTTCCTGCAGGCCCGCTGGATAAACTGTCACTCGGCGGTCTGCTGTCGAAGGGCGGGACGGCGCTGAGCCTGCTTGGCGACATTCGTCAGGGTGACTGGTTGGGCGGGGCGCTCGATGCCGCCAAGCTGGTCCCCACCAGCACGCTGTCCGGTCTGACGGGGCTTGGCGCCAACACGCTCGGTAATGCGTTCGGCGGCCTCGGCATCGCCAACAGCCTGCTGCAGGGCGACGTGGCAGGGGCCGGTCTCGGGGCGCTCTCGATGATGGGCCCGTGGGGGCTAGCGGCATCTTTGGCAGGCGGCCTGCTGCTGTCTGACCGGGAGACCACCGGGGACCGCCGGGAGGGCGGACAGAAGGTGTTCAACGCCGTGGCGCCCACCGTGTTCACCGACCTGCTCGGGCGCGATCCGGCATCCCTCGTCGGCCCGTGGGGCGCGAACGACCTTGACCGCAATTTCATGAGCGGGTGGCTCGATTCGGTTGGCGGCTACCCCGGTCTGTACCGCGACCTGATCGACCGTGGCGCGAACATTGACGCGCTGTTGCCGTCCATCCAGAACTACTACAACGCACTCCCAGAGGCCCAGCGCCCGCTGTACGGGCACCCGGACAGCACGTGGCGGGGGGATGCTGATGCTGCGCGCAACAACTGGGTGGACCAGATGATGGCGTTCAACAACGGCGTGCCGGACTGGTTCGCCGCGCTCGACCCGCGGGCGATGGGCTTCGCGAATGGCGACCCGATGCCCGCATGGCGGCAGTACCTCACGGAGCAGGCGCCGGTGTACCAGATCGACCAGTACAAGGGCTGGAATGCCGCGCCAGCCGACATGGCCGACCTCGTGCGCTACCTCGATAATCCCTTCGCCGTGACCGGCACGCGTCCGGAGGCGATTGGCAGCCCGGTGCCGACGATCAGCAACCCCGGCGTTTTCGACATCAACAACCCGGCCGCGCTCTACACGGTGCAGCCGTTCACGATAAAATCCGCGGACGAGTACCTGCGCGACGCATACGCGAACCTTCCCGGGTTCAGCGGGTCGTGGACTGGGTGGAGGGGCTAAGACATGGCTGGAATATTCGGACCGATGATGGGCGGGCAGGTGCCGGTACTCGACAGCCGGCAGATGGTCGGCCCGCCACGCGCGCTGTTCGATCCGCTGGGCGATGCACAGGCCCAGCGTGCCGCACAGTTGCGCCAGATGTACCCAGACCCACGCCAGCAGTCCATCGGATCAATGCTTGGTTCGGCGATCTTGCCCATGCTGCTCGGCAAGATCGCCGGCGGCTCGGGGCGCGAGTCTGCGCTCTACGGTATCGGCTCGGCAGCGCACAACTTCAACAGCCAGCTTGCGAACTACAACGAGATCGAGGCCAACATCGCGAATGCCGCCGCGCAACTCCCGAAGGCGCGCACAGATTTGGCGGAGGTCGAGGCCAAGGCGAACCTCCAGAACGCGCAGGCCATCGCCCTCATGACCCCGCAGGAGGCGGCGAAGAAGTACACGAAGATCGAGCTGGCGCACCCGAACGACCAGCGCAAGGCGCAAATCTGGATGGTCAACGAGGGGGATCAGAACGACAGATTCCTCGTCGGGGACGCGCCGTTCGACGCCAGCAAGGGCGCCGGCGGTCCGCCCTCGTACACGTACAACGTGGAGCCTGACGACACATCGCCCACCGGCTTCTCCAACGTGGCCAGAGATTCGCACAACCCCACGGCGCCGGCCATCACGGTGGGGCCTGCGACCACCCCGGCCAGCGAGGCGCGCAACATCCAGGACGCCGCGGATTCCATCGGCGCATCCGTGCAGGCCATTGCGGCGATCCCGGCCCAGCAGACTAACGTGAACGCGACGCTGGATCGGGCCCTGAAGCTTACCAACGTATGGAGCACGGGCTGGGGCGCGGTTGCGTTCGGGAAACTGAGCCCGACGCGGGCCGGACAGCTGAGGGCGGAAGTCCTGTCCATCAACGGCGTCCTCGGCAAGGACGCCCTACAGAGCATTCGCGCGCAGGCGCAGAACGGGGCCAGCGGATTCGGGCAGCTGACGGAGAAGGAGCTGGCCTTGCTTCAGAGCCTTGTCACCAACCTCAACCCGGAGAAGGGCGAGAAGGCGTTCCGTGATGACCTGGCGAAGATCCGGGAGTCGTTCGGGCGCGCGGCGTTCTACGCGGCGCTCGGCAACCAGATCGCCATGTACAACAAGACCAACAGCATCCCGGCCGGGGTGCGCGCGCACCGCGGTCTGCCAGACCCTGCCGCCCCCGACCTTGGCTTCGCCGCCCGCGCGGCGGGCATCTCACCGGGGCAGGCGATGACCTACCTCGCCGACATCCCGCCGCAGTTCCGCAAGATGATCACCATGCCCGCCAGCCGTTCGCCGGTGGGCGGTCAGCAGCAGCAGCAGGCGGTTATCGCACCGCCCGGCGCTGCACCACAGGGCGCATCTGTGCAGCCGGGTGACATCATCCCGCCCGGTCAGGCGCCCGCACGCATGTCTGCGATGGACTACATCAACGCCGGGAAGGGGAGCCGCTGATGCCCACACCAAACGAAATTCTCGACGGTATGCGCCTCGCCAAGGAGGCCGGCGACACGGAGGCCGTCGCCGACCTGCGCAAGATGTTGCAGGAGGCATACGCCGCAGAGGTGGGGAACCCGGCGGACGAAATGTCAGGCACCGAGGCCGTCCTCGCCAACCTCGGCGCCGGGTTCACCAACCTCGGTCTCGGCGCCCGCCAGCTGGTCGGGCAGGTGGACGCCGCAGAAGCCCGCAGGAAGGCCGCCATTGATCGCCGGATGGCAGAGGGTACGACGGGCGGGTCCCTGCTCCAGCTCGCCGGAGAGGTCGCCCCGTTGGCTCTCATGGGGCCAGCGCTGGGTGCGCTGGGCGGTGCTGTCGGCGGTACGGGCGCCGCGGGCGGGCTTGCCAGTTACGCGGCGGGTGCCGGTCTGCCGGCCACGGCGGCGATGGAGGGCCTCATTGGTGGCGCGCTGCTGCCGACAACAGACGACAACATGACCGCGGGTCGGTTGTGGAACATGGCCGCAGGCGCGCTCGGCGGTGCGGCGGTCAGCAAAGTGGCCCCGCTGGCGGGCAACTACGCCGCCCGGGGCGTCGGGGCGGCGCGCGATGCTCTCGCCCGGCAGGGCCTCGGGTCTGCGTCAAAACTGGCCGAACGGCAGTTCGTGCGCGGTGTTGCCGACCCCCAGCTGGCCGCGTACCGCATCCGGCAGGGGATTGCCGATGAGATTCCCGGCGTGCCATTGACGACCCCGCAGGCGCTCGGTGACCGTGGCATGCTCGCGGTGGAGCGCTCCCTCATGGATAGCAAGAATGAGGCCGGTCTTGCGCTCGCAGATGTTCGGGCGAAGGCCAACGCGGCACGGCTGGGTGCGCTGGAGGATGCGCTGGATCGGGACCCGGCGGCTATCCGGGAGCGTGCGGGGGAGTGGTTCGCTGCCCAGAAAGACACACTCGAAATGAAGCCCACTGGGTTCGATCCGAACAACCAGTTCCGCAAGCTCCTCACGTACTACGAGAACCGGATCGAGAGTCCGGACGGAAAGCAGGTGTTCCAGAACCTGAAGGAGCGGCTTGATGCGATCAAGGCGCTCCCGGTCGGGCAGCAGGCCGACCAGCTGCATCAGCTCCGCATGACGGGTATCAACGACGAGCTGGACAAGCTGTATTCGACCAGCCGGGCGACGGCCAAGTCGAAGATCATGCGCGAGGCGTTCGGCAGCGTGAAAGGCCGGTTCGACGACTACATGGAGAAGGCGCTCGACAAGGGGGACTGGAAGGGTCTCATGGCGGGCTACACCTCGCGCATGAGGGTTGCCAGCCAGGCCGAGTCGGGGCTTGGCGTCCTGCAGGACGTGCGGCTGGGCAAGCCCCTGTCCGACACCCGCCCGAACGTCATGGAGTCCCGGCAGAAGCTGCGCGGCGCACTCGCCCCGGACAACATGACCGATGATTACGGCGGACTCACCTATAGCCCGCAGGCCCGCCGGGAGATGGAGGACGTGCTTGGCTCTCTCGACCGCGAGGCGGCATCCAAGGCGCGGGATGTGGGGGGCATGACCGGCGCCGGGCGCGAGGCGCTCGGCATAATGCAGACGCTCGGCGTGCCCCGCCCGAGAGTGTCGGTTGGCGATGCGGTCCAGTCTGGCGTGCTGGGCGCTGCGGGCCTGATGACGGGAAACCCGTTGCTAGGGGTTGCCGCACTGGCGGGTAGCGCCGGGCAACGCAAGCTTGCGCATCAGGCGCAGCAGCGGGTCGCCGAGGACCTGCTCAGGCTCTACCGCGACCCGCAGGCGGCGCTGGCAGCGCTCGACAAGATGAACCTTCCGCCGATGTTCCGGGATCTGGTAGCCGAGCGCCTGAAACAGGCAACAGCGCGCGGTCTTGTCGCTGGCGGAATCGCTGCACCAGCCGGCGTCCTGAACGCTCAAGAAAGCCGGCAACCGTGAACAGCAGCACCTGTATGATCGGGATCAGGACACCGACGGCGAATGCTTCGAGCATGTTGCATAGCGTAGCAGCGAGGGGTGCGGCATGGCAATAATCCTTCCGACGGACAGCGGGCTTGACCTGACACAGTCCACCCCGAGCGGCCCGCAGTCGCGCGACCCGGTGACGCTCGCCGGAATGACGTACCGCCAGCGGTTGCGGTTCTGGCGCCGGTCGCAGGATTTTGGCGTCAACCTCGCCTCCGTCGCCGACAAGGGCACGCTGCTAATCGACTTCTCCAAGCAGTCGCTGACAACCGGCGTCGGTACGGCCTACAACAACGCGCTCGGGTCGTACACCGTCACGCGGACATCGTATCCGCATCAAGCCCAGCTGACAGGCGTATTCGACTCCGTGACCGCCACGGGCTGGGAGATTGGCTGCACTGGGAACACGACGCCGTCCAGCCCGTACGCGCTGCGCTACCAGCTCACGTTCTCCACGCCCATCGACCTGTCTACTGTGGCGAACCTCGTCTTTGAGCTTGAGTATCCGCAGGAGATGCAGGCGAATGATTTCGGCGGAGGGCTGTTTAACGGCATCAGGACGGCGTTCTATTCTGACGCAACGAACGGCTCGTGGCAGCAGCCGGCCATGTGGGGCGTGCAGAGCATCGCCAAGCATACCAAGGACACCGTTTATTGCCCGATGGGCGGTGGTCTGTGGACCGCCATAGGCGGGACTGGGTGTAACTGGTCATCAGTCACCAGGGTTGTCATCTACGCCTACCACGCATACTCGAACGGCGGCTTTCGCATGACGCTGCGCAAGGTGTGGGCGAACCGCGTCGGCAAGAAGGCACTCGTCGCCTACACGTTCGATGACTCGCTGACATCGACCGTCACGAACGCGGTGCCGATATTCAACACCTACGCGCAGAAGGCCGGCATTGCCGTCATCAGCAGCGCTGTCGGGACGGGCGGCGCATACGCCACGCTCGCAGAACTCCAGACCGCCTATGCCGCCGGCTGGTCCATGTACAACCACATGGTCTACTCGCCGCAGAATCTTGAAGTCAAGCTTACGCCCATCGCCACGCCGTGGAGTGCCAACACGTTCACCGTGACGTGCTCCAATGAGGCCTACGCGGATGCGGTGGTCGGCCAGTTCTGGACCATCCGCAACTCGTGGGGACCGGAGTTTTCAGGCTCGCGCGAACTGCTGGCGAAGAACGCCGGTAACCAGCTGGTGTTCAGCTGCCCGACGCAACCAGCCGTGAATTCCGCCGCGTACTTCACCCGCATCGTCGCCGACTGGCCGGGGCAGTCGCGGGCCACGCGCCTTGCAAACCATGTGACGCCGTGCACCACGTATCTGAACAGCAACGGGCTGTCGCGTGGCAGTAATGTGTTCATCGCACCGCAGGGCGCCTATGACGTGAACTGGGCGGCAGACCTGCGCGCGACTGGCTTTCGCTTCGTGCGCACGACTGACACGTACTTCATCGGGCAAAACTCCAGCCCGTACTATCTGGCTAGCGGGCAGATCATCATCCCGGACTGCTTCGATCCGATGGACACCTGCACGATCACGCTGGACAACGTCGCCGACAGCGGCCCAAACCGGGCACTGCTGGCAGGCTACGTGGACACCGCCATCTCCACCGGGCAGTTCATCCATTTCATGGGCCACGAGGTGAAATCGGCGGCGGTAGCGCTCACCACGCAAATCTCGCTGCTTGACTACCTCGTCGGCTACGTCAAGGGCAAGATCGACGCAGGTCAGGCACAGAACGTGACGCTGGAGCAGATGGCCGCGGCGTTCCCGTAACCCAAAGGACCACACCACCATGCCACAGATCAAAGACATCACCCCCACGCGCACCGCCGCCACGCTGCTCGGCACCGACCTGTTGCCATTGCAGGCGGCAGCCGGTGGGGCGGGATCGACGGCGAAGGTGGCGGTGGCGGAGCTTGCCAAGTACGAGCGAAACAGCACCGTCTACCAGGTGACAGACTATGGTCTTGTCGAAGGTGACAACGTGGCCAATGGCCCCGGCAACCTAACCGCACTCAACGCGCTGATAACGACGGTCGTCGCGGCAGGTAAGGGCGTGATTCTGTTTCCAGCCGGTGTGTTTTATATCAGCGGAATCCCGAACCCGGTGACTGGTACGGGCGCATATCCGAACGGGTTCTGGGTGCTGGGAATGGGCGAAAGCGTCACAACGATCAAGCTCAACCCACTGGCGGATATGCCTATCGACAGGGCGCTGTTCCAGTTTGGTGATTTGACAGTGGGCGCCCCGAACCAGCAGGTGAACAACTGCGGTATCTCCGGCGTGAAGCTGGTCGCCGTCGAGGATGTTTTCCGCAAGACAGCCATCCGGTTCGAAGGTGCCAGCCACGGTTGCCGGGCCACCAATATCTACCTGACCAGTCTGACCGGGTGGATGCTAGGCAAGGACTCGATTGGGATCGACATCGCAGGGCATGAGCAGGTCAGCGTCAGCGAGGTGACTTTATACGCCAGTATCCCAGTCCGCGTGGATCGTTGCCCTGTGGCGTATGGCACATGCACGAGAGGATGGCTGAGCGCGGATCACTTCAATTTCAACAACTGCACGTATGCTGCAGGACCTGCCAGCTGCGCCCCAACAGCCAACGGCGGGACGCTGCCGCACGCCAATGTGTTGTTCTCCGACTACACCGACATGCAGCAGGTGAGTTTCACTGGTAGGCAGGTGATGGTTGGAGGGCGGTACGGTCTTTATGCGAGACTGGACCACGCAATCCGGGTCGACGCAGGTAACCCATCATCACCCCAGGTTTACTCATCTGGTCTGGTCATTGAAAACCTCAGAACCGAGCAGATGTATGGCGGAACTGAAGGTTGCTCGGTCCATCTAGAGAGCAATGATGGATGTGCAATTCGAAAACTGGTGCTGAACAACTGCGAGCTGACTGATGGCTCGTTAGCGCCAGTGACCCGTGGTGGGGCGCCAACTGGCGTCTACACCAAGGGCGTCGTGGACATATCCATAAATGCGCCTCTAATCGGCACTTCCAGTGGAAGATTCCTGGAAGTCGATGCGACGGGCATCGAGAATACGGAACTGTTGACCTGTGAAATATCAGGCGCATGGGCGAACGAGTCTGGGCTAGCCAACTTCGTATCACTCCCGGACTATATGTACCGCGTCAGGGCAGATGGATCGGGGTACGGACAAACCCGGGACAACCTACCGACAACGGTTAAGTGGAGGCGCGACAGCCTAATATCATCTGGCGCCGGAACTGTCACCCCTCTGCAAGCGTGGCAGGGGGATGCATGTACCGACATACGCACGCTGCGGATAGCAGCCGCAGGGACACAGAACCTTCCTCTGAACCGCGACTGGCGTGGTGTCACGTTTGCAAGAGTGAAGGTGTCCGTGCGGGGGATTGCCCCGTGGAGCACGGTCAACGGTCACGCCGAATACCTGCTCGCGCCGACAGATATGACAGGCGCAACGAATGGAATCCGTCTGCTGACATCGACTGGCACGAACGCCGGTGTCTCCGGAACTCCGGCAGCAGGTCAGTTCGGCATCACGTCCGATGGTGTACGGCTGGCAGCCAATGTCGTCCTGCGCAATGCAATCACAGAGACTTGCGACTTCCTCGTCGAAGTTATTGCGCTGCAAGGTGTTGCGCCTGTTGAGACAGCCATTGCATTCAACGGTACAAGTCAAGCCATCACTGGAACTGGCACAGGTATTTACCAGGCCGGGGCTGCGCTCACCGATTCTGGCGAGTTCGTTGCGTTCTGCAAATTCCGCCCGTCAGCATCGCAGTCCCGCGTACTGTTCGGCATGCACAATGCAGGAACCCCATCTGGGGTTACCCTGTCCCAGAGTGGCTTGGATATTGTGGCGTCACTGGTACCAACCTCTGGAAGCACGCAGACACACACAGCAAGCTCAGTCCTTACCGCAGGGCAGTGGGCCACCGCCATCTTGTCTGTCAGTCGGTCTGCCAACCGGGTCCAGCTTGCAGTCAATGACTCACTGGTGGTCGATGTTGCATATAGCCTTGGTGCTTATGACATGGCCTTCGCCAATGTGACCAACATCGAAATTGCACAGAACCCGGCCGGGACGCAGTTCTTTTCCGGGGCTATTGCCGCGCTGGCCTGTGTATCAGGAGCATCCTTCGACATCTCTAAGGTATGTAATCGCCGTATATTCCACGGCCCGGCCGGCGGTGGGTTGCAGCAGACAGACATCGGATTCACGGGGCGTGGCTTGCACCCAACCCCATTGATGGTGTTTGGTGGAAACGTACAGGCGCAGTCGCCGTGGCAGCAGGGTTGGTCCTACAACAATTCTGGCTGGAAGTCGAAGAACCGTGGCAATAGCACCGAGTGGACTGTCATCGGTGGTCCTCTGTCTGAAATCACGTCCTAACACCCGGTTGGTAAGCAATGCAATTCCATCTCAACGACATCACCGACCTGCTCATTACCGGCATGGTAGCCACCAACGGCGC